TTAATGCGTGATCCTATATTGTAAGGAGGTGAAGTCTCCCCCATGAGAGGGCTGAATCGTCATGAATAATATAGAATAATCTATACGATTCAATCCGTCTCGAACCAATCCGGCTTGAGGATGGTGTTCTCCTCGAGCCACTTCTTGAACATTCCTGTCATATACCAATTACCGCCGAGTCCATTAGGTGGTTTGCGGAAGTATCTCTCCGCCAGCGTCAGGATCTCGGTCTGCTCGTTCGGTCTCATCAGGAGCATCAGGAGAAGCTGTGTGCGGAGGCCGTCACGCTCGAGGTGTTCTAACTTGCCATTTACGTTTTTTCTCGTGTCATGCCTTGTTATCACAAACTGCAGCAGCGCAAAGAATCCGTTGGAGGCGAGGATGGCCATTATGATGGTCGTAATAGTGTTGTTGTCCATTGTGTGCCCTCCTCTTATTTCGCTCGATATATCCAATTCTTGGCGCCCTTGCTTGTGGTCGCCTGATGCGGATAATACTTCTTCTTTGAGTTTGCCTCTGCCTTGCGTCCGTTACCTATCTCTATGAATATGTGGTAAGCGCCCTTGCTGTTCTGTGTGACGTGGATGTCGCCAGCCTTGACGCTACCGCTCACCTTCTTGAAGTTCTTGTTCAGATAAGCGAATATCTTCTTCCATGCAGCAGCCGTTTTCCCGCTGTAATCCATCTTCGGATAACCACACTTGCGGAGGACTACACCGACGAATCTGTGACAGTAGAAGTCGTTACCGCTACCATAGACCTCTTTCGCTGCGGCCTTGTATGATGGCTTCTCGGTGGACTTGGTGCCACAGTACGCGATGGCCTGATTGGCAATCTTTGTACCCTTGCTCGTTGGCTGTTTGCTCTGATAGACGAGTTTGCCGTTTGACGCGTAGACATTGAGATGGTTCACGTCCGCACACAGTTTCGCGTTTTCAAGATTGGAGAACGCGCCCTTTTGTGTCGCCGGCTCGTTCCATGACTTCCTGACGCGGTAGAGTTCCTTCGTGGTCGGTGCTGGTGCCTCTGCCTTAATTCCGAGATAATCACAGATGCCTTTGGCGATTGCCTTGCCGTAAGCGTCGGCCTTGTTTTTCAGTACGGAGATATCTGCCTTGATGGAGCCAGTCTCAAGAATACAGGCTGGCATATCTGTGCCATTGAGTTCCCACAGATCTGTACGTCTTACAACGCCTCTCGACTTCATTCCAACACCCTGTTTAACGGCATTATTTAGCGCTGTAGCGAGTTTTTTGCCGTTACTTGATACATAGAGTGGCATTACTCCAGATGGCGCTTTATAGTAGTCGCAATGAACCGATACGTAGATGTCACACTTCTCTTTGTTCGCCCATGCCACATCGACAATCATGTTCTTATTGTTTCCTGTGTCAGAATCCGAGATTACCGTTACTCCATAGGAACTGAGATACTTTACCGCTGATTTTGTGATGGGTAGCATAAGTGCCGCCTCATTGTTTCCACCGTAAGCTGTTCCGCAATCCCACGAGCCATCTGTACTCTTTCCGTGTCCACACATTAATGCTACCTTTTTACTCATCGTCTTCGTCCTCCATAAACTCAGCAACTTCATCTGCAAGCTCTTCGTTTTCTTCGATGGCGGCATATGCCTCCTCGTCTGTCATCTCTCCGTGAGTGTCAACCTTGATAAACTGATGGAACGCTTGGTGCAAACCTACCGAAGCAAGTCCAGAGAGCATGCCTTTAACAATGCCCTCATAGTTCAATCCAAACAGGATAATGCCCGATAAGGCTCCGAGAATACCGAGTATAGTTGGTATCCATTTGTCATCTGTCGGCATCCATTTTTTAAGAATGAAGCCGACACACAGACAGCCGATTGCTATGATTGGAATTAGATAATCTTCAAAGTTGATGTTCATGTTAATTGTCCTTTCTATTTCCATTTGCCGATAGCATGAGCCCTAACTTGTATTGTTTTAGTTCCCGTTTGGTTAGATTGCATATAGAAATTAGCCGTAGTTGTCGAACTCGTCTCCACTAATGTGCCCGTAAGTGCTAACGCCCCTCCAAGATACGAACTATAGGTAAGGACTGGCGCTGATATAAATAAGTTTGTTGGATATGCAAGACCCGTAACTCGATAAGCACCTCCGTAAGACAATGCTGCATAGTGAGAGCCTGACCCGTTCCATATACCCCAACACTCTGCAATACCGCTGTTCCACTTTCGATATGTCCATATACCGCTTGTGCCTTGCTCTACGATGTAATCTACGCTTACCGCTTCAAGCAGCTTGTTAATCTGTTTCTTTAAATCAAGAAATGCCATTGAACCACCTCCTAAACAATTACATCGCTGTCCCAACCGAGACTAACCAATGCGTCATATATCTCTTTGTCCGTGCCCGACGTCGCTGTAGTGTCAAGGTTCAGATACGGATCAGTCATATCCACCTTTGTGTCCGCATAGGCCTTAATGACCTTGTTCTGTACCGGTAACGTCGAAGTGTCACTCATAGCCGTATCGACTTGACCAGCATCACCCTGTTCGCCCTTGAGGTTATGGAACGCAAACGAGAATTGTTTAGCCGTGTCTGGCCCCGATGCTGTGACAGTTACCGACGGAGTACCGACGTTACTGTCCACCGTTGCCGATACCGTACCAAATCCAGCAGCGTCACCAGTAGGACCCTGAGGGCCAGTAGCACCCGTCTCGCCCGTGTCACCTTTCGGACCCTGAGGACCAGTTGCTCCTGTTTCGCCTTGAGGCCCCCGAGGACCCGTTTCTCCTTGCGGGCCTTGCGGGCCTGTTGCTCCTGTCTCTCCTTGTGGACCTTGTGGCCCCGTTGCTCCCGTGTCTCCACGAGGAATCACGAAGTCGAGCATCACATTGACCTCGTCGCCTACATTGGTTACTGACGCATTAGTTCCCGCTGCGCCTGTGGTCGTGCTGTTGACCGCTACCGATACGGTAGTAGGACCGCCACCACCAGACACGGACGAACTTGAGCCGACACCCAGAGCCTCCGAGAGTGTCACGGACAGGTCTCCGAGGTCCATTGATTCGTATCTTTCCTCGAGTACGTTCCACTCGGTCTTTACGATCTTGAACGTGCCACGCTGGTCGTAGTCTGGGAATATGACCGTAATGGTGTCGCATAGATGACACTCAAGGAGCTCCTCAAACTTATCAAACTCGCCCACGTCTTGAAGACGAACGAACGACACCTTAATAGTCTGTGTCGGTAGTGCCGTGTTCTTGCCGTTCAGAATATCGGCACCCATCGCATTGATCTGTGCGAGAGTTGGCTGTTCTTCAAACTTGTCTGATACGTCCAGAGGAACGGTCTCGTCACGGCCTGTTACGGTCTGTGTCGAACTTGTCTGCTTATCGCCTACGATCGTGGTCGTTCCGTCAGTCCAGTAAGGAATTACGCTCTGGTATGTTCCCTCGTTGCTCGTGTCCTCGTCGTAGTCGGTCATATTGAGACCATAACGAATCGTGAAGTCTCGGAGTGTGCCACGCTGGTTGTGGAGAATTACTCTGAACTTGTCCCACTCGTACTCGCCACCATACGTGTCCAGTATCGAGCCTTCTGACCCACCGAGAAGAGAGCGTACTGTTTTCGGCTGACCATTGGCACCGCTCATATATGCGACCGTTTCCTTGTCGGTCTCGTATGTGAACGGATTGGTCGGTGTCGATTGTGACAACAGAGCAAAAGCGTCTGCGAGCGACTGGATATTTGAGCCAGTAACCGTCAGACCGCTCTGTCTGTAACTGATATGCGTACAATGGAAAGTTACCACTCCATCTATCGGTCTCTCGTAGCCCACAATGTCAAACGGCTGAACGTCATTCGTATCGTCATGTTCTACCGCTATGATGCGACCGATTCGTATCTCGTCGAAGTGCGCTCCGTTTATTGGATATTCAAACTCGCACTCGTAAATTCCGTTACGTTCCTCTGTGACCGTACAAGAAATACAATCACGAAGCCTTCCGAGTCCGTTGCTGACAAACGAGGTCTCGTCTCTTTCGTATAGAATTGGAATCATATATGCCTCCTATACTTTCCACCACCGAGGAATGATTTTGAGGTCGGTTATTGTATTGTCGAACGTTATCGTGTTCGCACCGCTCGAAAGTTTTGGCAAATCAGATCCGAGGTCGATGTAACGATTCAGCGATATTACTTCTCCGCTTTCATACTTGTAGCACTCTCCGAGGTCGCAGTCGATATATGTCGGATTTCCGAGCATTGAGAGCGACGAATCACCATAAATTCTCCCGACGGAGCTTGTTGTATTCGTGGAGTCTGGATAAAAATTAAAGTAGTCTGTGTTGACAGACATCGTAGCCATTATCTTATCCCCTCTATAATATGAAACTCTTGCCGTGATAGTGATTGTGCCTCCCGCTCCAGTTCTCAATGTGACAATATTCTCAACACTTGTAATATATGAACTTGTAAATACATCAAAAGTTATAGCTGGAAAATTAAATGCAAATGTATAATATTTTGCCAAGCCTGTCGTGCTTGTTATTTCTGTCGTTGCTCCGCTTAGTGAGTTAGATACCACCGATAGGCTTGTATCATCCCTTGCTGAAATCTCCCTGACAATGAACGTAGACGGATCGATGGTAAATGTGTCTCCTCTTGCAAAAGAACTCGACGGAATATCAGTTGCAACGGTAAACTGCGCGGAGCCGTGAGTCCCAGTCCCTCGCCCCGTGCTTGCGGGAGCAATTACTATCTCTCCTAACGTGCCAGCTGAAAGGTCTATTTCATATCCATTAAAACCAATCGTTCCGTAACCCTCTGCCTCCAGTATCGGACTACTCTCAAACAGCGTAGGATTAGTCACCACGTCACCCGATGCCACCGTGATAGCGTTCTCGCCCGATTTGAGCCAACGCTGTGGCTTACAATCAAACGTGATGTCGAACTCGCCCGCCTTGAGCAGTTTCGGAGTTACCTCGAGACCGCTTTTGTAGACGCCCATTCTGTACTCGTTCGGATTGTATTCGTCCTCAATGCGAACGTAGCCGTCTCTGGAACAAAGGAAATTGCGGAAGTTTGAAACCGCCTCCGCAAAGTCCTCCTCTGTTTCCGCATAGATGCCCGCTGGATATGTGACCTCTATGTTCTCAAAGCGCCCTTTATCGAGCGCAAACTGTCCGTTTCTGCCCGCTATGGAAATCATTTCGACTTCTCGTTGCGGTGCGTTATAGACGGCCTGTCCCGTGATATATACACCGTAAGTACGGGACGATTCGCCGTCTATCGTCATAGCCTTATATATGGCTCCTGTTGGTGCTACTGCCATGCTAACCTCCTCTGATTAGTCTCACGAATAAGCATACGCTTAACTTCTTCAGCTATAGCCTGTGGATCTCTGTCCGCTCCGTTTATGTTGATGACGATGTTGGTCTCGCCTGTCTGCATACCTTCAAGAGTCTTCCAGAACCTATCCAGAGGAACGACAGCTTCGCTACCATCCTCGCCTACGCCAATCAGAGACGCACGGTCGAAGATACCACCTTCTGCGTACCAATCAACATTGATTTTCGGAGGCGTACCTTTTCCACCGATACCCCAAGGAAGTTTTCCTCCGCTGATATGGAAGTGTGGCAGCTTGAATTTAGGCAGCGAAAGTTTAGCGCCGTTTATGATGCTCTTTATTTTGTTGATAGCGTTCTTGATGAGATTGACCGCGTTGGTTATAGGCTGTGTAATAGCCTTCCATATTGCGGTCATCTTCGCCTTGAGCTGATTGAACGCGTTAACGACGTTGTTCTTGAGTTCTATCGCCTTCGCTTTGATCTTGTCCCAGTTCTTATAAAGCAGAATGCCGGCAGCAACTACGCCCGCAATGACCGCCACGATTGGCGCTGCCGTCGCAAGCACTCCGCCGATTACCGGGCCTATCGTCGCCACGAGCGACATGATGGAACTAACTGCGAATGCTAGTTTGCCGAGGACCAACAGCACAGGCGCTATAGCTGCGACCACGCCCGCTATCACGCCGATGGTCGTCAGTATTGCCGGATCTAAATTTGAAAGCCAGTTAGCAAATCTACCGACAAGATCCACCACCTTTTCGAGTGCCGGTGCCAATGTCGCTGCTAACTGTGAGCCCACAGTAGCCAGTGCGACAGAGCCGATCGCCTTCATTGTGTCGAGTTGGTCGTTGAACTCGTTCGCCTTGTCGAGCGTTTCCTGGTCAACAAAGTCGAGATCGTACTTCGCTAACGTGTCCGTCAGATTCTTGTACGTTTCGCCCTGATCCTCAATGAGCGGATTCAGATTGGCAGCGCTCTTGCCCATCAACTGCATGGCGAGAGCATCACGCTCGGTCTCGTTCGTCATCTCGCCGAGTTTAGATATAGCCTCTTGCCATACCTCGTCAGAACTACGAAGCGATCCATCCGAATTCGTGATTGACACGCCCAACTTGTCGAACGCTTCTGTCATAGTTGAGGAACCGTTCTGAGCCGAATACATCGACTTTTCGAGTTTTACGTGTGACTTCGCTATGTCCTCGACTGAAACATCCACGAGATCAGCAGCGACCGAATACTTCTGCAAATCAGCCGTGCTCATGCCGTATACTTTGCTCATTGTGTTGAGATCGTCCGCAGTCTGCCCCGCTTTGTATGACATTGCTCCGAGAGATGCTACAACGCCCGCAGCAGCCATCGACAGCCCTCGCATAGCCTCGCCCGCCTGAGTGAGTTTGTTGCCCATCTCTTTTACTTGCTCGGACGCAGCACGGAGATTCACGTTGCCGATTTTCTTCAGCTGGCCCTCAAAAGTCTTGGCCTGATTCTCTGTGACGATGATCTCTCTCTGAAGTTTTCTGTACTCTTCCGAGTTCTTATCCACTCCCTGGGCATCCATCTGTGCCTGAGCCTGTTTGAGCGCGTCGAGTTTCTTCTTGGTTTCGTCCACCTTCTGCGTCAGGAGTTGCTGTTTCTGTCTCCATAACTCCACGTTGGTCGGATTAAACTTCAGAGCCTTGTCGACTTGCTTCAGCTCTCTGTCGAGCGACTTCGTATTATTATTGATTTGTCGTAACGCCTTATCGAGTTTGGTGGTATCGCCTTGAAACTCGATGGTTATTCCTTTGATGTTACCCGCCATTTATTTGACCTCTAACCGAAGAACGAATTGATATCGTTCTGTGTTCCCTTGCGTTTAGTTCCGCGCTTCTCTGCCCGTTTTTGAGCCTTCTCCGCTTCTTTCTGCCTCTCGTTGTAGGCGATACAAAAGTCGACCACCTGTCCGAGTTGCATCTTGCGGATATCTGACATCGTTAGTCCTCGTTCGAGTCCGGCGAGGATGATGTCGTCGAGTGTGACGGCTGAAGATTTTTCAGACTTGCTCCGATTCCCTTCAGCCTCTTCAAGTTTTTTGAGCTGACGAACCCTTTCAGCACGAGATCATATACAGCCGGCGCCACTACATCGAGTGGAAACGTCTCGAACTGTTTGACCCACTGCTTAGGCGGAGCGATATTCTCGTCCGCTGCCTTCGCCATAGCCCATGTTACATTGATGACTACATCAACAAATTCGACTTGGAACATCGGAAGAAGAACCTCCATCGCTCTGCCCTGAATCGATTCCGCAACGTCAGCGACCGAGATCTCTGTCTTTCCTGTCTCTGCCACGATGGTCGACACGCCCTCGATCATGGACGCGATGACCGGCATCAGAGCCGGGACGATGTCCTTGCCGAACTGGTCTCTATATTCCATAGTCCATGCTACGTTATTGTTGAGCCGGACCTCTTGTTTTCCTATCTTGATAACTTTTTCCACGACTTACCTCCCTAATAAAAAAAGGAGCGGGCTCATACCGAACCCGCCCCGCTTTGTTATGGTGCGATTGCTGGTGCAGTTGGAGCTGTGAACAGTGTCGAGTAACCAGTGTCGGCTGGTTTGAGCACTGCCATAGTAACGCCTGTTGCGTTGTCTCCTGTGCAAGTAACACCAAGAGTCTCCGTTGCTGGCTCCTTGCTGTCCTCGATTGTAGCGTATTCTCTTGTGATTGCACCAAGAGCGCAATTGTAGAGAATGACTCTTCTCGCCTCTGCATCGCCTTCGACCTGGAATGCGACATATACATTAGGCTTTGTAGCGTTCTTTACGTTCGCAAGGCCGCCGTTTGTAAGCGTCCTATATCCGAGGAACTGTGTCTTGAACGCATCGTCAAACATAGCGACCTCGAGATCGCCCTCGATGGATCCACCGGAGTATCCGCTCCAGTAAGCGATGTTGTCAGCATAGAATGTATTCTGCTCGGAACTCTCTTCAGGAGAGAACGAAACAGCACCCGCCTGATGATAAGGTGTTCCGAGAGTAACGGTGCCATCGCTTACTGTGTAAGTACCAACGTGGAGCTGAGAGATACCAAATTCTACTTTGTTAGCCATTGATAAGCCCCTTTCGTTTAGATGTAGTAATAAATCACGAACACGCCCTCATCCTCGATGTAGACGTCCTCGCTTTTCTCATATAAAAAGCCATTGTCCACAAGTGCGGTTTCAATGGCTTCTTCGTTTGATTCGTTTTTCGTTGTGAAGTAATACTCGACCTGATAACTGTTTCGCTTGTAGTAGTGCGTATTGTCAGCCTCGAAGGTCTCTTGTCCATTACCGATATACACGATATACGGTGGACTCTGAGCCTTCTTGAAATGACTATACGCACACGGAAGGCCGGTGCTCTGTAATACTTGGAATATTGTCATATCTTATCCCTCATGCAGTCTCGGAGGAATTTCTCAACGAACTCGTCCTCAACTGGCTTTATGTGTTTTATTCCCGGAACGCGACCAAATTCGCCCTTTTTATTCCGTATGACGTGCCCGTTTTCGAGGATATGCGTTTTCCATCCTTCCTTGTTGTAGACGATGTAATCCGCCTCGCCCAATTTCTTGGACGTCCATCCCGATGAATATTCTCCGCTCCTCCGAGGCGATGACGATTTGAGAGAAGTCGACGAGCCTTTTGCGCAATTCTTTGCGTTCTTCTCGACCGAGTCCTTCACGCTCTCGTCTACCTCTTCGAGCAGTTCCTTCATTTGAGCCGTCACGCTTGTGGTCTTACCCATTGATCCGCTCCTCGCAAACAAGACTGATGCCGTCTCTCTGTGCGTTCCAATCAACCCGGATCACGTTGTACTCGGTGCCTTCAAAGTCGAGCACCTTCTGTCCATCGTAATCATCGCGGTTCGACAGGAACAAAGTCAGGGACGGTTTGAGCCCCAGTTGAGCCGCGTTATAAAACTCGCTTTGATACACGCCTCGAGGCTGGACGAATACTTCCGTTTCTGTGATTGAAAGCACTTCGTTCCCGTATTCGTCATATGTCGGTGTTCCGTATGCCTTTAGTGTTGCCACGCTGTCATACATTACTCCTCACCCCAATTCGTATATCCTGTCGCTGTGGACAGCTGAGCCTTCTGCTCATCGTAGGACTTCTTCAGTCTGTCATAGTCCTCCGGCAGTCCGAAACGCATCTTGCAGTAAGTGATGACCGCCTGCTTTACAAGTTCATCGAGTTCATCCGGGAGAACTACCCCGGCGATCCCCATGTCAAGCTGTGCTGCTGCTATCAGACCTGTCAGCTCGCTGTCATATTTGTTTGTTTTGATCCGCAAAGCGGTCTTCACTTCACTAAGCATTGTCTTACCTCACTATTTCTTTTAGGATGCTGAAATCGTTGTCCAAGCGAATGCGGCCTTATCAACAACAGCGCCGTCGCACAGAGCCATAGCTCTGTAAACTGTGGAGCCGCTTCTGAATGCTACGGACTGATCTGCCTCGATTGCGATGCCCTCGCCATAGTTGAACACATAACCCTCTTTGAAGTTTCCGAAGATGATGTGGTTAGCGTTTGCGCTTTCAGCTGTGGATCCGCTCTTGAACTTGCAGCCATCACAGTTGCCATCGAGAACGACCTTGTGGCCGAGCAGTCTGTAGTCGAGTCCATTCATCACGAGTAGGCCGTTCGCATCGCTTGCGAGAGGAACGATGTGTGTGAAGAATGTAGCTGCGGACATTACCCAAACGGCATCCTTCTGATATGCAGAGCCTACACCGCCCATGAAGCCGGCGAGCTTCGCGATGGTTGCACCGGCGATTGCTGTGCTTGCTGTGATACCGCACTGTCCAACGCCCTGTGCATCATTTGTGCCACCGCCGTTTACGATAGAAGCACAGATGGCAGCCTCCATTTTCTGTGCGAGCTTGTTAACAAGCCAGCCCTGGAATGCAGGAATGCTCATTGCCTGAACGTCTGCTGTGATCTCGATAGTCTTGATCAGCTTCTTGGCTGTGAGTGATACCTTGCCAACAACGTCAGCCGAATCTGTAGCATCTGTGCCCATTGCTACCCAGTTAGCAGCATTGACTGTTGTCGCAACAGGAACCGAAACATAGCCCGGAATGTGCAGTGCATCGATCTCAGCAAGAAGTGGATTCTCCTCGAGAAGTCCATAGATTTTGTTTACAGTCTCAGTTGGAATTACGTTAGCCGCAACAGTGAGGGCTGTTCTTTCTTCCATGCTGAGAGCCTTTCCCATGAGGGACTTGAGATATGCGTCTCTGTATTCAACGCTATCAGGTGTGAAAGTTCTTTCTTCCATTTTGGTCTCCTTAAAAGTCTTTACGATTTCGCCGTTTTCAGCGGCCTCTTTAGCTTCAGCCTTGCGTTCTTCAGCCTGTGCCTTAAGCTCAGCCTTGCGTTCGTTCAGCTGTGTGACTTCTGCTTCAAGTGCATCGAGATCGGCACCTTCCACGTCCATCTCTTCTTTGATCGCGTCCATCCTCAGCTGGATGTCATCAATCATCATGTCTCTGATCTCCATGTTTAGTCCTCCATCTCGATCATTATTCTGAGTTTCTGCTTCTGCTGTTCTCTCCTCTCGGTTTCGAGTCGCTCCGCTCGTTCCATCTCGATCACTCCGTCGAAATAGTCCCTCGTGGACACGGACAGCTCCGTGGTCGGATTAGCTGGGAAACTAACCGCACTTATATCAAAGACCTTCCCAATTCGGTCTATGATGCGAGTATGTGTCTTCCTGTCGAAGTGATCCTCCTCGACAGTGAATGCAAATGACATCTGCGGATAGTTGCCCGCTGCGATGTCCTCATATAATGCTCTTGATCTTTCAGTCCTCGACAGGTCGGTCACGTTGTGAAGACCGTGTTCGTCTACGCTCAGCTCGACAGTCCCTGCCGATGTCCTTGCGTATACCGGGCCGCTGTGGTCCACCCTGAAAACAACATCAGACAGATCAGCCTCGTTGAATGCGTCCGGCTGGATCCGCTCCGAGTAGTCTGTGCCATCCACCGTCATAAGTACGTATGGCTCGAAGGTGCTTGCGTAACCCTCAACGTGATAGTCCTGCGCTTCTCTTAGTTCAAGCGTTCTGTATTCTCTGTTGTCGTTCATTCTGTCACCTCATCGTCTTTGTATTCGCCGCGCCTTATGGTTCTGTCTCCATTAGGCAGCGGTGCAAGGTTCCAAATATCTCTAATTTCGTTTATCGTCATCAGGCCTCTGTCAGCCATCTGTGCAGAGACTTGAAGCTTGTCCTGATTGCTCATGTACTGGAGCCGGTTTGCCGTAGCGACCACGCTCGAGCCCTGTGCCCTTTCGCGCTCGCTGAATATCAGCCTTGTCATAACTTCGCTGAACTGAATGCTGAACGGCTCGATCGCGCCCTCGTAGTATGCGCTCCACTCGTCACCTACCAGTGCGTTCTGTAACGCCTTCTCATTCACTCCGAAATAGTTGAAGACGTTCTTTTGTATCAGCGCTTGCTGTTCTGCGTCGATGTTGTAGCTCTTAGCGTCTATCTGCTGAATGTTCGTATAAGTATTCGGGAACAGCAGCAGACCGCCCGCCTCGGCCTCTGCGGTGAAGTTCTCAGCAGAGAACCGCTTGCGCTCTTTCGCAAGGTCCTCAGCCTTTGAGAAGTTCGACAGCTGCGCCATGAAGCGATAAGTCGCTGCGTTCTTGATGGCCTCCTGTATCCCTTGCTTCTGTATGTGGATAAGCTGGAGCGTGTCATTCAGAGCTTCGTTTCCGTCTCCGAAAAAGTCCTGCCTGTACTGGAACTTTGTCATGATGCCTACATCCATAACACGGACCGCTGCCTGTTGGCCTGTCTCGAATGTGTACCTGATCCACGGCTCGCCACCGCTCTCGATCAATTCGCACCTTGACGGCAGGATCGGATAGAAGCCTGTCATTTCGCCATATGTGCCGAAGACAGGAACGATAAATGCCGTGTTCTGCATATCAAGTATCGTCGACAGCCTGTATAGGAACTGGCTCCATGTCATGAACTCATTAGGCCCGTGTTTCATTCTGCCTTGAAGCATCGGTTTCCCGGAGCCGATCGTCTCCACCTTGAGCTTTGAAATATGTCTCGCCCTTGTGTCGATCGCACTTCTAACAAGCTCACTTTCATACAGTGACCCGTTCCATGTAGTGAATGACGGCGTATATGCCGTTAATGTGCGGAAATATGTGCTCTCTCTGGGAATCATCATTTTCCCGAAGATTCTGTCAAAAAGCCCCATGTGTTAGTCCTCGTTTCTCAGTTGTTCTCCAATTTCTGAGTGCCATTTCTGCCTGACTGTCAGCGCATCTATAAGTGCCGCCGCTCCGTCGATATGGCTATATGCGTTGACCTTTACAAGTTTGCCCCTGCCTCGCTCCGTGTTCATCTTCAGAGCAGAATTAAGCAGATGCACCTTCAAGAGGTCGTTATCGCCTATGTGTATTCGTCCATCCCTTAGCAGACCCTCCGCCTCCGTGATCACCGGATACAGATTATCGCCCTGATAGACATCGTCCATATGGAAACCGTATGCTTCCATATCCTGTACGAGATATTGGGCTGAATATCGGTCATATCCTACCTGAAGCGGTAGTATCTCGTACTTCTCCACCAAATCCCTGAACCAATTGAAGCAATCGTGATAGTCGACAAAATTGTCTCCTGATAGTTCAAGAAGACCGCGCTGAATATAGATCCTGTAAGGCAGATTGTCTCGCTCTGATGCTTCGTCTATCTTCTCTGCCGGTAGCCACATCTTACAGAACACGTACAGATGCCCGAGGCGCTCCACCACTACAGTGCAAGCCGTCAAGTCCGTAGTCTGCGACAAGTCAATTCCGCCGACAGCATAACAGCCTTTGAAGTCCTCAAGACTGAGCGGTTCGCCGCAAGCGTTCTCGATAACATTTGCCGGAAGCCATGCAAGCGAACTGTTCTGCTTTATGCAGCAGTATTTGCACATGAACTCAGCCTTCTTCGAAAGTGAGCCCTCTGCGACCGCTATCTCTTCGAGCATATAGTCCACCGAGACCGACGTCCCGAGATTCGGATTGCTCTTCCTCAGTTCGTTCGTGTCGTTCCACTTCTCGATGTCGTCTATCATGTAGAGCATCGGAAGCAGTTTAGTCTCTTTGCTATCGCCCAATAGAAAACGAGTCGATCTCTTGACCAACTCGTCGTATATTCCATCGTTGATGTAGCCGGAAGTCGTGCAGCTGAGGAGGATCCCTTCAGGCCTTGCACCCATTCCGCTCTTCATTACTTCGTATTGTTTGAGTCCTGCGTCACCTTGCCACGCTGCGACCTCGTCCATGATGCACAGACTCGGATTGAAGCCGTCCGACTTCTTTGCACTGAACGCTATCTTCTTAACAGTGGAGTTTGTTCCGGGAATCGACAGATCTGATTGTCTGTGCCTCGGAAGTTCACTGTCATCGTATATCTTCTTGTGGTGAGCGTCCGTCTCTGATAGGCGCTCCTTCAGTTCCTTATATTCTGGATCCAATGTGACCATCTGCCAGATGTCGTTATAAACGAGATCCGCTTGATCAAGTTTTGGAGCGACACAGAATACCCTCGAACCATATTCGGCGCTCCTGAATTCGTAATCGCCGAGAGCCGACGCAAGTTTCGTTTTTCCATTCTTGCGACCTACTACGAGGAGGACCTCTCTAAACTGTCGCCGACCCTCAGCGTCCACGACTCCATATATGCAAGAGATAAACGCCTTCTGCCACACCTCGAGACGGATGCTCCCCGGAGCAAGTGGTCCCTCAGTATGGAAACAATGCTCTTCTATCCACTCAATGGCATCTGTCGCCTTCTTCTGGTCGAAAAAGAACCGCTTCTCCTCGAGACCGTGGACGATGTACTCGTATACTCGCTCGATCCACTGCCCTACGATATAGGTCCCGTTCTTAATGCCCTGATAATATGTGTAGATGTAGTTATCTCTGCCCATTTCTGTCCTACTCAGGACAGCTTGTGCCCTTGTCTCTCTCGCTTTTTGTAAAATGATGG